ACATAAGCACGCTTTGAATCTGGAACGGTGACTTGGTTTCCTGCCAACGAAACCGTGCAGCCTGCGTCGATGCGGAAAGCATCCAGACCAGTAGATGCGTTGGTCTGAACGATATTCTGGCGAAAATCCACGCCCGTGCAGCCACCGACCGCACGCGCCCCATAGTTGGCCGCGTTGACGATCATCGTGTTGCGAGCAAACAGGCCCGTCGTGATGTTCTCAATCTCGACCGCGTAGGACGAACTGGAGATGAGCAGGTTGTCTAGTGCGTAGACGGTGCTGAACGTGCCGTTGCGAAGCTGGAACGGGTTCTGCGACTCTACGTCATTGTTCATGAAATGAACATTGGTGATGGTGCCTAGCGAACCAGAACAGTACAACCCGTTGCCAGCCACCTTCACCGTGTTGTTCGACACGATCAGGTTCGGCATCGTCATGCTGGCAGAATCCTCCGACTTGAACGCGATGCCACGCGCCATGTTGAGGATTGAGTTTCCGGTGATGGTCAGGTTGTAGTAAAGGCCGACCGAGATGCCGTAGAGGCCGTCACTTGGCCCTGCCATTGTATCGGCAGTAATGTGGTTGTTCTCGACCAGTACATCGTAATCCTTACCATCAGGGATCGCCCCCGCGCCGGAGTTCAGCGTGATGCCCGCGCCCGTCGAGCGGGTGCGGATGAAGTTGTTGGAGATGGTGTGCGACCGATAGGTGTCGGCGGCCGGAAAAGTCACCGTGGCCTTGGTCTTTAGTTCGATGCCGTTGCCGTTGTAGTCGAGAATGTTAGCGGTGATCAGGATGTTCTTGGCGGACGGCGTAAAGCAGTCGATGCTGCTCTGGCTGATCGCCCACATGCAGTCCTTAATCGTGTTTTCCGAGATAATGACGTTTTCAACGGTCACGTTATCCGCACCGGATACGCGAATTGCACCGGAACCGCCGCCCGTCGAATACATGCCAGCGCGCAGGATCACGTTGCGCTGGATGTAGCCGTTCTGCTTGATTTCGATGCTGATACTCTCGCGCCAGCTATCCGACAAGACGTTGTCGCAGATGTACATGTTGGGCGCACCGTTGGCCGCCGACACATGGCCACCGCCGCCGATTACCCGGTTATTCGTGAAGTAGATGTTACCGTCTACCTGCTTGGCCCAGACAGTTCCCGTCCAGATGACATAATCACCCGCTGCCCAAGTGCTGGTGCCATCGAGCGTGGTGGTGCCAGCCGTCGTGACGACGTAGTAGCTGCCGCCCGGACCGGCAGGGGCTACGCCATTGGCCAGTGCCGGGGTATTTGTCGAGGCGTTCCAACCGCCCAGGTAGTTGGTAGGGGACGGCGTCGTGGAACCATCCCAACGAAACGCTTTGCTGACCGGGGGCGAAGTCAGCGGGTCGGTGCCAATCGGCAAGTCGAAGAAGAGGTTATCGACTTTGAAGTTGGACCGCAGAGCATAGATGATGTTGGTGGAGAGCGTCGCCGTGGACGGACGAACGACTCGGGCCTTGCCACCGATGGAGATGAAGCCCGTGCAGCCAGAGGTGCTTGGCACCGTGACGGCGAACGGGTATCCGGTCTTGTTGGGGTCCAGCAAAATAGACTGGTTGCTGCAGGCGTTGACCGCCGCCTGCACAGCGGTGGAGTCTATGGTTGTGCCGTCGCCTTTCGCACCAAACCACTCCGGGCGAATTGCGTCCTTGAAGATGCGAAAATAACGACCCGCATCGCCAGCGGTACACTGCACAACTGTACCGTCGTTTGCCGTCGTGGAACTGCCGGCCACCCATTCCCAGACACCTTCACCACCGTCAAAATCAGTGGCGTAGCCCTTCATGACGACGATCAGCGGACGTGCTGTAAGCGCCTTCAAGGCGGACAGGTTGGACACGACATAAGAAGACGACAGGCTTGCAGATGCCGCCGCTGCCGTCGTCGCCCCCGTGCCGCCGCCGGCCACTCCCAACGTGCCAAGGATATTGGCAACTGGGACGTCCGTTTGCGCCAGTTCCTTGATCTGCGCAGCGGTTGCCTTGACGGTTGTACCGCCCTGAACCACGGGCACATACTCGGTGCCGTCGAGGCTCAACGCCGACGAAAGCTGCGAGATTTTTACACCATTGGTCATTTCGGCCCTCTACTGCACAGACCAATCAGTCGCGCTATCCGTCTGGCTGACCCACCTGTTGAACAGGGCGTTATCAACCAGTTCTTCTCCCGACTCCGTCAGCAGAGGCGCATTGCTCTCGGAAGCGATCGCGTAGAACGGGTACGCGAACTGCCCCCATGAACCCGCGTCCGTGATGATCGTCCACGTCATCAGACGCCGGCTCCGATGACGGACATCAGGTTCTGCACGTTCTGGTACTGTGCGGCTTCCTCTGAAGCCGAGAGGTAGCCGCCCATGGCCGAGAAAGCGACCTGGAACGTGCTAAATCCAATGACTGTGCCGACGTTGTTGAACGCGCCCACCATGAGCGCATGCGCGGGAATCGCGCCAAATGTCGTTGGATCGACAGTGCGCGTCAGTGCTGCCCCATTCTTGTACGCATAAACACCGGATGCGGCTGCCGCATTTCTTGATGTCGCGCTGTAGCCACGGCTGTCTGCAGACGGCAGCGAAAACGTGGCGCCATTGGACGATGCGGCAGAGAGAAAATTCGTGGAAGCATTACGCGGCCGAATAGCAAGAACCCTGCTTGATCCAGATTGACCGCCACCAGCGTAACCAGAGGTGTTGACGTTATTGCGGACGTAAAAGGCAATGCGTGCGTTATCCGTACCGGCCGCCGTGCAGTTCGTACTCGGCACGAAGCCGGTGTTCACGTAGCTGGCAAGACCGTCGCCCGCGTAGCCCTTGTTCACCGTGAACGTGGGAGAACTGACGGCAGTGGCCAGGCGAGCCTGCTTCAGGGACGTGAGTGCCTGCGCCGCATTCTCGCCCGCGAAAATCCAGTATTCATCCGTCTTGGCCCACGTTCCTGCCGCTTTCTCCGCAGCCACGAACGTATCGACCATCACCATGCGCGCCGTCGAGACGGTGCCGCCGTTGGTAACGACAGCGTTCTTCCACGTCGTCGTCACGGCGTCGTAGGTCTGCGCCGGGTAGAAGATGGACCCACGAATGCGAGCGGGCATCAGGCGCCCTCGTATGCCGGCACGTAGGTCGCCGCCGTCGTGATGATGGTGATGGCGCCGACCGGACACTCGGCACCCGACAGGATCAGGTCCTTGCCGGGAAGCAGCACCAGCGTACCGGCACCGCCGATCGCCGCCGTGCCGCCGTTGATGTTCACGCCGACCGTCGCGCTGATCGCCTGGATGATCAGCGACTTGCGGCTGGCGTTCGCCGCCATGATGGTCTGGCTCGACCCGGTGGCCGACGTGATCGTCTTGTCGGTGTAGGTGACCTCGCCGCCGACCACCGCCTGGCTCGACAGTAGCCGCCCGCGACTGTCAACGCGCAGGTAGTACGCCTGTCCGTCAACGAGAGTAGGCGGCGTCGAGTCGTAGATTCCGCCAACAGTTGCCTGGTGCATCTTTAACCTCCGGTCAGAACCCGCGACGCCGCGCGGTGAGTTGGATGGAAGACCGCATGGCGCGCTCGCTCTCAAGGTTCATTGCGTCCATCACCTGGCTGCGCGCCGCAGCCCACAGCTGCACGCGGTCGTCGTCTTTCAGGTACGGAGCCGCCTCAAGGAGCGTGCTGTAGAGGTACAGGTCAGGCGCCTTGGTCAGCAGCCAGTTGGTCGTGTTGCTGTCCGACAACGCCGGAATCTTGGCGTAGTAGACCATCAGAAGGTCGAGGTCGGCCGTGGGCGCCGGAATGATCTCAAAGGCGCCGTCGATCACCGTGTAGTAGTATTGCTGGTGCGAACCGGAACTGCTGCCCACGGTCACGTGCCGCGCCTTCAGCACCTTGGCCTCCTGCGGGCCAATGTAGTCCATGGGCGGCTGCGCCGACGCCGTGCTGAGTTCCAGCGAGTAGTGCTGCAGGAAGTCGGTCGGCAGCGACACGTACTCGTTGCTTGATGTCGCCTCGGCCCGCACCAACATGTCGCGCAGGCGAAGCTCGCGGTTGAACTTGGCCTCGGCCAGCGTCACGAAAGACGGCAGCACCGCCGTCAGGTCTTCACGGTTGAGATAATCGGCAACCGTGGATTTCAGGCCGGAATACGTATCAAGCGCCATCGCAGATCTCCGAGTGTTCCAGCGCGTACTCAAGCGTGCCGATGTGGCGGATTTCCTTGGAGATGTCGTGGTCGATGAACGTCGGATGCCCGACCTTCGCCGCGTGCATGCACATCGACACGTCCTCGCCCAGGAAGATGCCGTTCTTGGTCGAGTAGCCGATATGGAACCACGGGTCGGCCAGCGACTTGAAGACCTCCGCAGAGGTCAGCATCAGCCCCATGCCGCACGCCGTAACCTGCTCAAGGCCCGTCGAGTCCTTGCGGGTCGGCACATGCACCCACTTGCCCTCGACCATGTTCAGAGCCGTCGTCTCGACCGGGATGCGACGGGTGGCATAGTTCGCCGCCACGATCGTCTTGTTGTGCGCCAGCAGCCGCTGCAGCGCGTTCTTCGGGAACCGCATGTCCGAGTCGATCCAGAGGATGTCGGTCGCACCCTGCGAGATCGCCTCCTTGGCCAGGTTGACGCGCTGGTCCGCGATTAACGTGCCGGGGCTTTGATACAGCCCGATGTTCATGCCGGCTGCTGCATGAAAACCGACCATATTCGCCAGGTCGAAGGAGAAACCGGCGCACACCTGGTCGCGGCACGGCACGCAAACGGCGACCTTCACAGGCTGCCCTCGTGCGTGCGGAAATATCGATTATCCGGGTCGTTCAGCCAGCGCTTCAGCGCGTTCCAATCGTCTAGGATGCCTTTCTTCTTCAGGTCCAAAAGCACGACGTTCGGCACGCGGGCGACGTGCGTCAGTTCACCAAACCGCTTGCCGGCATCGTTTGCCTGCTTGCGGTTGAGGTCGAGCGTCTTGGTAACGTCCTGCTCGGCAACGTAGCGCGACAGGCCCTCGCTCTCGTCGTGATAGAGAACGTGGCTGATGCCGGTAGCGGGATCGTGGTCGATGACTTTGCGCATGGAAGTCGGGGAGAGCCGAAGCTCTCCCCGCCCCTGGTTAGTGGTTTACGAAGTGGCCAGATCGCGGATCGCGGCCATCGCCTTCTGCTGACGCACCTTAAGTCCGAACTCGACCAGCAGCATGCGGCGCTCGGAATCACCCGTCTTACTCATCACTTCCGTGCGGAAGTTGCGGAGGTAGCCGACCGACGCAAAGTCGGGGTCGATCAGGTAAGCGTTGCCTTCCGGCGCAAAGCGGTTCGCTACGACGGAAATCTGACCGAAGTCGCTCACGTACAGATCGCTGGCGCCCGTGATCTCGGCCTGCTTGCCGGGAGCAACGTCGCGGTACAGCGTGGCGATGCCGCTGAAGGTCGAGAAGACCGTCTTGTTGTACGGGCCGACCATCAGCATGCGGAGCTTGCCGCCCTGGGTCCACACGTCCTTCGCAGCGGCCTTTAGCAGGGTGCTGGTGAACGCACGCGAGGCGCCAGCAACCGCAGCGGTCGCCGGGTAACCCGACAGGTTGGTGCCGCCGCTCGACATCACCGGGGCCGCAGCGGTCGTGCCGGTGCCCTTGTAGCTGTTGGTGATGATCCAGCCGCCCAAACCCGCCGTCTTGCGAGCGGTCGTGGACGTGCCAGCGAACGCGACCTGGTTGGAGGTCAGCACCGCTTCCATGTCACGCTTCAGCTCGGACGCGGCCTTGGCCAACTCGTAGGCCAGGTACGACCGCATGCCGGCCTTATCGACCGCCTCGAGGGTACCCGACACCTCGATCACCTTGCGGCTGATCTGACTGTAGTTGCCGACGCGGTCGGTGGCGACGCGGGCGTCAGCACCCGTGATCTGGTCGCCTTCAAGCTGCGCATTGGTCGTGACGGCCGACGCCAGCACGTCGGTCTGCCACTCGAAATACGTGTTCTTCACGTTTTCGCGGCCGATGTTCGACATGAACGGAACATCGACGGGCGAGATGTTGTAGATGACGTTCGCGAGGTCTTCGCGGACGTTCGTAGCATCGTAACGAGTGATCTCGTTGGTGGAGATAGTCATTTAAGCTGCCTCTAAAGCATGCGTTCGAAGATAGACGCGGCGTCCTGCACGCGCCCGGTTTGGGCGAGACGCTGTTTCGCTTTGGTGACCTCGGAAGCAGCACGCGGTGCAGAGTTGGCAGAACCGGCCGGGGCGACCTTGGGGCCTTTGTTCACGACGGGACGCGGCACCTTCGCCACCATCTCGTCATACCGCATGGCCTTGTACATCACCGCGATCGCGCGTGGGTCGTAGGCCTGCGCCAACTCCTGGTCCGAGTATCCGACCTTCTTGCCGTACTCGAGGAGCCGCGTGCGGTCCGCTTCCCACTTCTTCGCATCCTTCCACTCGGGGACCAGTTCCGGCAGTTTCTGCCGACCCTGTTCCACGATCTGTGCAAGTTGCTTCTGCTGCTCTGCCGCCGAAAGGGCCTGAAGTCGCTGCATCTCCTGCTGCGACGCCGCCAGCTTCTCCTGGCGGTCTCTCCAAATGTCCTTCTGGCGGACGTACTCAAGAGGGTCGCTGTCGTACAGCTTCTGCCAATCCGGTTCCTGCTGCTGGGCCTGCTGCCACTGCTGCGAGAGTGCCGTCAAAAGCTGCTGGTACTGCGCCCTTTCCTGCTTCACCGCCATCGCCTCGGTCTCGAGCATCTTGCGCTCTTCGGCCAGGGCCATGGTCTTTCGCGAGTAGTCCTGCTGACGCTGGTAGCCCTTGGCCACCTCCTCCACCGGCAACTGCTCGGTCTTGCCATCAATGGTGACGGTGACCAGCATCTGCTCGGGTTCAGAGGCTTCCTCGGCCTCCTCGCCTTCAGGTGCCGCTTCCTCTGAGGCGTCTGCGGTATCAGCCGCAGCGGTCTCTTCCTCGGATTCCGCAGCCAACGGCTCTGCCGACTCTTCGGCAGGCTTCGGCGCGGCTTCCGCTGTCGTGGGGGTCTCGTTGTCGGGGTATTCCCCGGCGAGAATGCCCTCGATAGCCTGGGCTGCGCCTGGAATCCCGGTCGCCTGGTTGGCGGTGTCGGACATTTAATGCTACCTCAAATGTTGTCGTTTTTCAAACGACGGTTAAA